GTCAGTACCGAGCCATCGTGTCTTACCTTTACCGATTTTCGTCCAGCCGTAACCGGGTGATGTTGTCCTGTTGATTGGAGGGTAGCAGTCATCACCGGCAATACCGGCGATCGCTTCTTGAAACGTTAGGACGCGGCAATCAGAGAGGCGAACCTGGGAGTTGATCTTCTGTTTCACGCTATTGAGTGCTTCTCCCAAAAACTGGGGGTGTACACGCATGTTCGGCCCGGCTGCTTTCTTCATCGCCATCATCCTGGGGTCAATCACCATATCACCCTGCTTGAAAGGAGCCAAGTAGGCTGGCTTCTTTTTCACAGGTCCACAGATGTCGTACACTGGCGACTTCCTGAGTGTTGTTCGGGTGTTCTCGAACACGGGATTCTCGACTTGGCCGATGTACATGAAACCTTCCGGAATTTTCGTCACCAGGGTGATCTCGCCGTCTTCAACTTGAATACCTCCTGAGACTACGCCGGGAACTGTACCATCGAACAACGACGCTCGGTGTTTCAGAAGTGGGCGAATACCGTCCAGAAGGGCTCCGATAACTCCGGTGTGAAGTGCGACAGCCGCTCCAGTGAAGTGTTCTCCATCGAATCCAGCCATGTGCATTGCACAGATCTTGTTTTGCATAGCAGGGTCAAAGGCAATGATCAGGGCTCCACAATCTCCATTAACAGTCTCGAAACCGTGAAGGTAGAAATCACGGATGTGAGAAACTTGCCCCTTTTCCTGCAGGTCGAAGAACCGTGATTGCTGAGCAACCATCAAATTCGAATCATAATACCGCAGGATGGGACGTCCGTTGCGCATCTCACACCACACCATCGAGGCCTTAGGAACGTTGGTGTGTCGCGAGAAATCCTCCGGAGTCATGAAGTAGCGGACGATACTGGAGTGAACTGGGAACATAGTTGGCAGTTCAAAAACAGCAGCGTCACGTTTCCCCATCTTCAAGTCACTGTCAGGGATGTGGTAGGTCACAAGATCCTCCTTCTTCATCACGTATAGTTTCTTGGTGAAACTCACGAGCCCCACGTAGTCCATGAGAGATGCGATGATATGACGATTGGTGATGCCAACACGACCCTGTAAGATCGTGCACGTCCCGAGACGTACCAGTGTATCGGGATCAGGACCGGTCATGATGCCATAGATGTTCTTGACAACACGGTTCCTCACTTCCCCAGCATTCTGGTCAGAGAGCGATTGTACCGATCCTGAGGCCCGTTCGATCTGAGCCTCAACCCGTCCTGTTTGTGACGAGCGCGCCTGGCCGGCTTGGTATGTTTCCACTCGACCAGTCTGTTGTGATCGGGCTGCTCCTGAGTTATACGCTTCTTGCTTACCTGCTCGCCTCTCACCTACAGTCTCTCCCGTATCTGTGATGATATCGTCATCACTGAATGAGAAGAGGCCCATAGCTGTTTGGCCAGTTCGCTGCATCTCCGCGGCTTCTCCGTGCATCACTGTCACTTTCGTCATATCGACAACTTCCGCGTCGCCATGGATGACAAAACGTTCATCATTCCGGAAGTGCTCAGCAATCTTAGGGTCGTCGAACGCAGATGTTCGTGCGTGCCACACTCCACCGTCATCTTTCCATACAGCCACCTCAGCCAACCCAGTGGAGATGCCAGCGAAGAGGTTACCCACTCCACTGATCGCTCCAGTGATTGTGTTTGAGATCGCAGTATTGATCTTGGTGAGAGTCCGGAATAACCACTTGAATGCCATGATCAGGAGGGTACTGAATACACCAAGGTTGATGCACCAGATCCAGAATTTCATGTAGCTTCTCCACGTCTGTTGTTCTTCGGGGGACTCCGGTCGTCCAACGCGAATACCCGCTGTGTAAATGGTATAGTTCGTAGCGAGATCACGCACCTGTGTCGAACAGGTTTCCATCAGACTAGGATCTTTGTGATGGCATTCCACGCAGACACGAAACTGTCCTTCACGGGTCATATCAAGGAGGTCGAGTTCCGATTCAACCGCAAGTTCTTCCAGGCCTTCCATCTTACCGACGAAAACGCCTACACACGAAGATACTGCCTGATGCTCAAACCCAGGATAAACCTGGATACATTTCGCGGAGAGCAGCATCTCCGTATAGAGGCGCTTCATCGCATCGGGCTGATAGAATCTTTCCATGCAGGTGTTCCTTAGCTCTTGGGCAGGGTAGTTCTTTACCCACTGGGACATAGCCAGATGCAGTGGAATGTGTCTCATTCCATTACCTAGAGGCCACCTCCAGTTTTTCCCTGTCGACATGTACGCAGGTCGTGTCGT